GAATGTGTTTTTTTATTCTTCCAAAAATATTTTTCCATAACCAAATTTTCTGTATTTTTTACTAATACATAACAAAAGTAAATATATTTTATCATTTGTTTTTGTATATAATATAAAACCACAACAATTTGAAATTTTAAATTTAATATCATTACAATATAATAAAATATAAATATCTTCATGATTTAATATTATGTCAATAAATGTATCATTAATTGTATCTGCAAATTCTATAATTTTTGGTTTAAGTTTTGATAAACCATAAAAATACAATTCTTTATAATTTATTTTTTTATTTTTAGCTATTTTTTTAACAATATCATTATAAGAAAATATCATAATTTATTAAATAAAAATATATTATAATAAATTATTAATTTTTATAATGACTTTAAGAAATAATTCATAACAAAATTCTTTTATTATTTTACTTTAGATGTTAGTTCTATTCTAAATTATCAATAATATTTTAAAGATAAATATTTTTTTTTATATTTTAAGTACTTTTGTCTATAAAATAATTCTAATTTAATATTATCTCTTTTTTGATAATAAAAAATAACTTCATCATTTACTATATCAACCAATCCAAATAAAGTTTTAGGTAATGGAACATAAAAATTTTGTCGTAAAAATATATATATATTATACAAAATTTCAAATAATTGAAATTTATTTCTATATTTTGATTCTATAAAATCAGATAAAGTATTAAAGTTTTCTATACTTGATTTTAATTTTGATTCTTCAGCATTAATAAAAAACTTAGATAATACATTGTTATTCACTAATACATTTAATTTAGATTTAATTGACGCAATCCAATCTTCATATATTTTAACATTTTCAGTTAACACTTCATCTATATTTTTAGAAATAGATTTTGATTCTATAATTAATTTAAATTGGAGTTGATCTGTTTGATTATCAATATTATTTAATCTACGATTAATAAGATCTATTGTAGTATAAGTAATAGTAAAATTTTGATCAAAATAATATTTACCATTTAATTTTAATATTTTATTAATAGTGTCAAATTCTAGTGACCAATTATGTCCGGTACGTTTAAATTCATCAAAATAATTTGTAAAAACTGTTGAGAACCTATCAATTTGGTCTTTATTTTTTATATCAATTAGACATATTAAATGTGATCCTTCACCATAAGTTTTCTTTAAATATATCAAATTATAAAATAAATCTTCATATCCTTTACTCATCGAATCTGGATAACAGTAATATACATTATAACCTAATTCAATTGCTATTTTAAAATGATACATAGGTGCATCCGCATCACCAGACCATAATCTTTTTTTTTGAGGTATGAACCATTTAGGTATTTGAATATTTGATTCGGTATCTTGAAAATTCAAGATATGAGGATTTTCTAAAATAAGTTCTTTATAATTTATTTTCATTTATATATTTATTTATATAAATTATTTTTTATATAAATTATTTTTTGCATAGATCATTAACCAATTATTGTTTTTATCTTCTGATAATTTATATGAAAAATTATTTAATTGTAAAATATCTAACATATTTTTAGTATGATTACTTCTATAATTTTCAACTTCATTAACAAAAGCACCTATTTTTGCAAAATCTTCTTTATTTATTCCTTCTAAAAATTCTAATTCATAACCTTCTATATCAACTTTTATTTTGTCAATAAAATCAATTTAATGTTCTTTGACATAATCACTAAAACTTACTAATTTAATAGAAGCTTCTAAAGTAGAATTACCAATTAAAGATATTCAAGAACTATCTTATATAGTTATGAACGGTAGACAAATTAATACCTGTATTAGAATGGGTCAATGTATTGCAAATGATATGAAAGAACCTGTTTCTAAAGAAGTTATTAAACAAGTATTATCATTTATAATTTAATTTATTATTTTCTATTTTAATATATGATTTTACTTATCATTTTTATATTTATTTTATATTTATTTTATATTAATGAAATGACAATAGGAATTAGAAATTTACCATTAAAAATGAATATTAATTTTGAATGTATAGTAGATAATAATTTTAATGAAGAAAAATTAATTAATGTGCTAAAAAGTTATAATTTTATCATAAATAAAAAAAATAAAAACTTTATTGTTAAATATAAAAATGACAAAATATTGAATATTAATGTAAATAATAATAAGTGGTTGATTAGTTTTGATCATAGATATTTAATTATGGGTTCTGTATTTAAAATTATTAATAATTATTTAAAAAATGATATCACAAAAAAAAATATATATGAACATAAAACTTTCTATTCTAATGATTTATTAATTTTAAATATATTTTATACAAATTTTTTAAAAATAAACAATAAAAACATGTATAAACATGAACAATTTACTATTAATAAAGATTATTTAATAAATATTCAAAAACAAGAAAAAGATTATTTATCAAAAATAGATATAATTATATCAATAATAACAAATAAATATTTTAAGAAATATAAAAAAAATAATTGTAACATTTTACTTTCAAAATCTGACAAAAATAATGATTTATATTTAGGAAATCCACTTACATTCCATAGTATTAAAATAAATAATAAAAATAATATATCAAAACAAGTTAGAAATTCTTACAAATTAAATAGGGTTTGTTTATTTGAAGATATTGATATTTTTATAACTTCATGGATACCTAACGAAAATTATAATAATCAAATTAAAGAAATTAATCCAGAAATTAATCCAGAAATTAATTCTACATATGACCCTTTATTAAAATCAAATTTTAATATTATATTAAGTGTTAAAAATAACTATTATGTTGTAAATTTGTTTTATTTATAATTTGAATAAATCAATTTTATTATGATATAATATTGAATAACCAGAAGTTAGAGAACCAAAAACTAACATACCTTGTGGACTTAATGGATTTAAAAAACATTTTTTATCTAATAATCTTTGAAGATTAATAAGATAATACAAAAAAGATGAATTAAAAAAAATATCTTCTTTTTCGCGATAATCATTTTTAAATATTTGTTTTTTTATTTCAACAAAAATATGAAATGGAAGTATATGTAACAAATATATTCCTGGTACAATAAAGAAAAAATTTAATTTAGCTAAATTAGAATCTAAAAATGCAAGCAAAATAAAAATCCAAATTAAAACATGTATTGTACATAAATATTCAAATATTAATTCTTTCATAAAATAACTTATATATAAAAATATAATTTGATTAATATTTTTTTCATATTAAACATTTTTATACTTTATTTTCAATTTTTATTTTAGTAAAATTTCATAAATAAATATTGTTTTTATTTTTTTATTTTGTTAAATGTAATGATAAAATTAATAATACCTAGTTGTAATTTAACAAAATATAGTTGTAATTTAACAAAATAAACTATTTATTCAAATATAATCTTAAATTAAATTTTTCTTTTAAACATTAATTTTGAATATAATTAATAATTCATTTTTATATTTGTTGCCATAATTTATTTTTATTATATTAATTTATATTTTTTTATTTATTATTTTTGCTTAACCTTTAATAATTTGAATATATCATAATGAAGAGCATTAGATGAAAATATTATTAATTATTTGAAACAATTGTTAGATGATGAAGATAAACTATATAATGATCCAATTAAAATTACTCCAGATATGTTATATTAGAATGGGACAATGTATTGCAAATGATATGAAAGAACCTGTTTCTAAAGAAGTTATTAAACAGGTGTTACCATTTATTATTTAATTATATACAAAATTATTTTATAAATCTATATAATATGCAAAATATAATCAAAAAAAATATATATTATATTATTCTAATAACAATTATTTTAATATTATTATTAATATTTTATATTTTTGATATTAAAAATGTATATGTACAATTATATTTAAATAATATTTATTCTAATACTAAATTATTACATCAAAAATATCCACATTTTATGAATAAAAAAATAACTGTAAAAAATGAAAATGGTATAAATATTATTGAAAATTTTTTAAATAAAGATTATTTTATATTTCTAAAAAATCAATTTGAAAATAAAAATTATAAATCAAAAAATGTTATTTTAAGAAAAGGTTCTGGATTTAATTTTTTTGATTTACATACAACTAAAGAATATAAGGGACTTCTTGAATTATATTATTCTAATGAACTATTAGATATTATGTCAGATATATTAAAAAAACCTATTCAAAGAATACCATTAAATGATCCAAATGCATGTTCATTATTATTATATACAAATAAAGGTGATTATATAGATTGGCATTACGATCATTCGTCATATTATGGAGATCGTTATGTAGTTTTATTAACATTAATTAATGAAAATAAAAATAAAACTGACTTATCTGAAAATGAATTTTATTATAAAAATAATAATAAAAATTATAAATTTAAAATGAAACCAAATACATTAGTTATTTTTAAAGGATCGGAGATTATGCATAAATCTACTGCAATAAATGATGGAGAAAAAAGAATACTGTTATCAATGGTTTTTTGTGATGTTTGTCAAGAAAAGAAAAATATAGTTTCATTTATGTATGAAAAAATAAAAAATCATATAATTTATAAATAAATTTATAATATAATATATATGCCAAATATTATAAATAAAGTTATCAAAACATCGTACCATTTTTTTGCCACTGTTTTTTTATTATATCTAGCTAAAAACTTACAAAATTATCATATTTTTTTTAATATAATATTAGTATTTTTATCAATATTTCATTTATACGATACTTGGTGGTTTTTAAATTATGATGAAGATGCGCCAATTTAATAATAATAATTTGGTGAAACATCTTCAATATTATGATAAATATTATTCAAATATTTTATAATATTTTCATTATAATTAGTTTCTTTATTAATTAAATCTAAATTAGTTGTTAATTGTTCAATTTTTGAAACACCAAATATAATTTTATCATTATTTCTTAATTTGGAATATTTTTTTAACCATTGAAATGAATATTCAATACAATTATCATTATTAAAAAAATGTTCACAATTGTCTAATATTTTGTCTTTCCAAAAAATATTTTGATATATTTTATTATCTTGAAATCTTGATTTGCTATCAATATTTTTATTTTTATATTTTCCTGTTAATAATCCACCTGCTAAGGGATTATATGCCCAAAAATCAATATTAAATTTATCTAATAAAGGAAATAAATCTTCAACTTTACGAGATATTAAATTATACATTCCTTGATAATATACTGGACAATTTAATTTATTATTTTCACATAGTAATAACATTTCTTCTAATTGATCTTTTGAGAAATTTGATATTCCAAAATTATCAAATTTCTCTTTTCTCCATAATTCATCACATTTTTCTATTGTTTCTATTAAAGGTGTTTCATAATCATAACAATGTAAATAAAATGTATCAACTTTATCTAACTTTAAATTTAAAAGAGAACTTTTTAATTGGAATTCTAAATTTGATTTTGATAATTGACCATAAATTCCATTTGTAAAATCATTATTATACCATGGATTTGCTTTGGTTGATATTTTTGGTTTTTTATCGAAATTTTCGAGAATATTACCTAATATTTTTTCAGTTTTTGTGTTTCCATAATAATATGCTGTATCTAAGATTGGATTTTGAGTTGATGATATATATTTTTCAATAATTTTTTTATAAGTGTCAACTGAATTATCATTTTGTGAAGAATATGGATATTCAATATTCATTGTTCCTAAAATAATACTCATTATAATAATAAAATATTATTTTATTATTATAAACGATAATGATCTTTATAGTTTAAATAATGGTACATTTATATTATATAAAATAAAATAATCAGAACTTAATGCACCAAATATTAACATACCTTGTGCACTTAATGGACTAGCAAAACATTTTTTTTCAAGTAATTTTTGAAATTTAATTATATATCCTATAAATGAACTATTATAAAAATCATCTTATTTTTCATGATAATTATTTTTATATATTTTTTTTGATTCAACTAAAATATGAAAAGGTAATATATGTATTATATAAATGATTGGTATAATATAATAAAAATTTAATTTTGCTAAATAATTATGGAAAATATTATAATTAATATTGATACATCCTATAGAGATGTTATAAGTTATCCAAACGCTGGATTATTTACATATAAATTAAATAATAGTTTAAAAAATATTACATATATAAGATTATCAAGTATTGAATTACCAGTAGTTTATTATACATTTACTGAAAAATTATTTGGTAATCAAAAACAAGATATACTTATTCAAGAAGGTAATTATGACTCTAATATGATTATTACAGAAATACAATCTAAATTAGATATTCTTAATCAAAATTATGGAACAACATTTAATATATAATTTGATATGATAAATTATAAGTTGACATTTACAAATAAAACTGCTTTTACATTATTTTTTGATAATCATATCACTCACAAACATAGAACACATGGAAATAGGCTAGGTTTCAGACTAGATAATCAAACTTACTTGGCTAATAATCAATAAACAAAATTAGAAGCAAATAAGATTATATATTATTGGTCTGGTGAAATAATTATGTATATTTCTAAAGATAATTATTTATTCTTAAGAATTAATGATTATGGTGTGATTTATAATGATATTAGATCGTCTAGAATATTAGCTAAATTACTATTGCATGATACAAACTATATTATTGAAAATGGTGCAAACTTTATAACAAAATCATATAATTTCAAACAACTTGTTACTATAAATAAATTTGATATTGAATTAATCAACAAAAGAGGTAAAACTATTGATATGAGTATGATTGATTATTCTTTAACTCATGAACTTAGACAAATATATGATAAAAATGAATATATTAATTATTATTTTAAAGTCAAATAATTTTTAAATTTTTTTTTAACATATATGCATTTTTTGAAAAGTATTCCAAATCAATATCATTTATAGCAATACATCTATAGAAATCTATAGTTGATAACCAATTATCAATTTGTTTAGCATTCTTTATAATTAAATTGTATGATTCTAGTGTTGTATTATGACAAAAATAATCACTACAATATGGAATATGGTATATATATGGATCATGTTTTGCAATTACATATTCATTATCAATATAATAAAGAATACACATTATTATAAATTTAGATTTTTATAATAAAATTTACTTAGATTATTTGTTCGTTCAAATTTATTTTTCACTATCAGATGTATAATATCCATCTGAATCAATGTAATCACCATCAATATTTTTTTTAGCATAACAATCATAAAATATATGTCCATATCTACCACATCTATAACATTGTTTATCTTCTAATATTTCATCAAAAATATCTTTACTAGCATAACAATCATTTTCATTATGGTTTTTATAACCACAACGAAGACAAGAATTATTTTCAGTGAATATATCTTTTTTAACTTTATCTTTATCTAAAATAAAATCTTGATAACTACCTCCTCTTACATTATCAATACCATATTTATACATATAATCTCTAACAATTTTATCAATTTTATCATTCTCATCAAAAATAGTTATAATTGTTTCTGGTTTATATCGTATTGTCCATTCTGCTCCTTTACCTAAAAAGTGTTTGGAAATTTTTTTATGTGGATCACTTGATTTATCTATAAAAATTTTATTATTTTCTAAACTTAAAATAAAAATAGTTTTCATTACACTTTTTACCGTTACATCCTTAAATACCTATTTTACTAAATAAAAATTGATTATAAATTTATTTATGATAATTAATTAAATTAATGGGAAATATAATAAGTAATCAAAATATAATTAAACCTGAATGTTTAATATGCTGGGAAACTATTGAAAATCAAAATTTGTGTATGTGTATTAGATGTAATATTACATTACATGATTATTGTGAGAAAAAGGATAGAGGAAAAAAAGAATATTGTAAGTGTCCTCATTGTCGTAGACCTGGTACTATGGGTGTATTTATTAAATAATTTTATTTATTCATCTTCTTTTCTCTCTCTAAAATAATTCATAATGTCTTCTTTAAATTCTTCTGTAAATTGGTCTGTAGGTACTAATATTCCTTTTTCATCTGTAGTTAAATGAAGTGTAGTAGAATAATTATGTTTAATCAATATTTCATTTCTTTCTACATATTTACGATTTCCTTTTTTACCATGAAAATGATGTCTAATTACTCCAGGTACATATCCAAGCCGTAAACTTTTTGCATTCTTTTGAAAATCTAAAATAGCATTTTTATATCCATCACTATATTTTTCATTAATGATTCTTTTAACTTTACCAATAAGAGATAGAGCCATTACGTTATCACCAGAACCTAATATACCCATTTGAAATAATCCTCCTATTTTTTCATAGCTTTTACGTGTCATAGCCCAAGCAAATCCTGGATGCCAATAGTCTAATTTTTTTGTTGAATATGGTTTATTTTTATTATAATTATATCCAAAACTCTGAAATAAATTTAAAGTTGTATTATCCTTATCCATATCAACACAATGACTAAAAAGTTGAACAATATCTTTAGAACCATTTAATATTTTAAGTGTTTCTATAGCCCAATTATTATTTTCAAATTCAATATCACTATCAATCCAAGCAAATGCCTTATAGTTTGACGGAAGTAAGTATTTAACACCCAAATTTATCATATTTTCCTTATGCCATATGGGTGTTTGTGACTTGAGTTGTAAATGATTTGGGTTGCTTTTATCTGTTACTATAAATTTTTGACCTTCATATATCATTTCAACAATATAAAGTTCAACATTATCTTCTTCTTCTTCTATTCTTTTTACAAATTCATTTATCAGAATATAACGTTTTTTATAAAGACAAGGATTAGATATAGTAATTATTACATTTAATTTTTCTTCAATTGGTTCATTATTTTTAATTGAGAATTTTATATCATTCATTTTGTAATATAAAGATTCAATTTCAATTCCATCTATTACAGTCATTATATTATATGATATTTTTTTTAAAAAAAATTTAAAAAAATATCTTTAATTAAAGATTTAATTGAATATATATTATGAGTTTGAATAACTTAATAGCGTCATTGAATTTAAATATAGGTAATAAAGATTTTATGTATGATAACATTAAATGTATTTCAAATTATATTGATGTTGAAAATACATTGTCTAAATTAAAAAAAGGAGAATTAAGTAATATTATAGAAGGTTTAAAAAATTATTTAGTTAAAGAGAATGAAATAGTTTTAGATACAGAACAGATAAATATAGTTGAATCAAATAATTATGAAAACAAACGTATAATTGCAGGTGCTGGCTCAGGAAAAACAACTACAATATTATATAGAATTAAATATTTATTAGATAATTTTATCACACCAGATCGTATCTTAGTTTTAACATTTAATAGAGATTCTGCACAAAATATTAGAAATAGAATTAAACAAATATTTGGTTTTGATGTTTATATTAAAATATATACTATAGATGCATTTTGTTGTAGATTATTTAATAAATATAATATTAATAATAATATCTTTTCATTATCAGAATATTGTTCAATGGGACTAAAAATAATGCAAGAGTATGGAAAAGAGATTAGTAGTCAATTTAAATATATATTTTTTGATGAATTTCAAGATGTTAATGATATACAATTTAATATACTTAAAATCTTTGTTGATAATGGTTGTTTTTTAACTGTGATTGGTGATGATTATCAAAACATATATCAATTTAGAGGAACAAATAATTATTATATGATTAACTTTGATAGAATAATCCCAAATGTTAAAACATATTTTTTAAAAAATAATTATAGAAGTTCTAAAAATATTGTTAATTTAGCAAATACATCTATATCATATAATATTAATAAAGTAGATAAAATTATGGTACATATTGATAAAAATATTAATAATATTAAACCAGAATTAATTATTAATCAGACAGAATATAATTCTTATTGTTTTATAATAAATAAAATAAAAGATTACATTTCAAATTATAATTATCAAGATATTTGTATTTTGTCTAGAAATTGTTATCCATTAAAAATGATGGAAACGGAATTAACAAAACATGATATACCTCATATAGCATTAATTACTGATAAAAATTCTGATGATACAAAAAAATTAATAGAACCTGGTAAAGTTGTTTTAACCACAATACATAAATCAAAAGGTTTAGAATGGTCAATTGTTTTTATTATTGGATTAAGTCATCAACATTTTCCTGAACATTTAAATAATAATATTAAAAATATTGAAGAAGAAAGAAGATTATTTTATGTTGCAATAACACGGTGTAAAAAACATTTACATTTTATTTCTCAACCTTCAGAATTTCCTCTCTCTATTTTTTTAAAAGAATGTATTAATCATATTGAAATAAAAAATAATACAAATAAAAAATTAGAAGATTTTTTAGGTGGAAATGATACTGAAACATATACAAAAAAAATTTATGGTGTTAATGAATTAATTAGTTTATTAAATGAAAATGATCTTGAAAAATTAAGAAATAAAAATTTAATACCAAATATATTTCCAGAAATTAATATAGCTTATGAAAATAAATTAACATTTACAGAAGATATAAAAAAAAATGCATTTGAGCCAGATCTAGGCGAATTTTGTGATAGATATATTACCAGAAATATTATAAAAAACTTTAATATAGATTTTATTGATATTGATACTGAACAAATAATTAGAGATAATATACATTCAAAAGATAAAATGATTATAGATTTATTAACAAAAGATATAAATAATTTTAATTTAGAAAAACCTTACATTTATCCAGATATTATCATTGATAAAATTATTAATTCATATAGAAAAATTAAAACAAATGATTATAATAATAAAGATATATACTGGATATCATTATGTCGAAATTTTAGATTAGAAAGAAGAAGATTAGTTTATAGAGATATTTTTAACTTAATTGAAACTAATATTTTAAATACGATTAATGATAATTCACTAATTAATAGAATGGATGATTATATAAAATTATATTCAAAACATAAAAATATTAGTTGTAAAGTATTAGTTAGACATGAATTTAAAAATAACAAAAAAGAAAAATGTTTTATATGTGGTGAAATTGATATGGTTGATGATGATACAATTATTGATTTTAAATGTTCAGAAAGTGACTTTAAACTAGAATGGCTTGTGCAATTATTAACATATTATTTTTTATTAAATAATAATTCAATAAATAAACTATGTATAATAAATATAATGAACGGTCATGAATATTTATTTATAATACCAGAAAATTATAAAACAATAAATAAAAAAAATGAACTAATTGAATATCTTGAAATAAAAATTAAAAATGATCAGCAAAGTAATAGAAATTATCCTTCCATAAATCAAAATATTTTAAATAATAATAATATAATTCAAGTAAAACAATCAGATGTACAATTTGTTTTAAATACAAAAGAAAATAAAACAAATAATTTTATGGTTTTGGATACTGAAACATCAGATCTAAATGGTGATGTTATTCAATTAGCATATATAATTATTGATGAAAATTTTAAAATAATAAAAACAGTAAATAAATTTATAAAAGACCGAATACCATCAAAAGAAACTATTTTAATTCATGGTATAACTGTAGAAAAACTTCGTAAAGAAGGAACAGAATTTAATGATGTTTTTAAAGAATTTATTACTGATTTAAAAAATATTGACTATATTGTTGGTCATAATATTGCTTTTGATTTAAGAATAATTATTAATAATTTAAGAAAGTTTGAAATAAAAATAATTTCAAATGGGAAAATAAATTATAATATTTTTAAGAATTATGAAATAAAAGATACATATACATTATCAAATAAAAAATTAGAAATATTATATAATGAATTATTTAATAAACCAATTATTGGAGCACATAATGCTTTAAATGATGTATTAGCTACATTTGAGTGTTATAAATATTTATTAAAGATTTAGTTTATTTGAAAAACAAATATAACCAAAATCATTTTGTGATTTTATTTGTTTTTGAACATACTGTAAAGAAGAACTTATAATATCAGTTATATTTTCACTTGTTGTATTAAATTTTTTTGCAAGAACATCTGTTTTTCTGATTTCGTCAAAATTATAATTATATTTTAATTGAATTAATTCTTTATTAAATGGTGATAAGTCATTATTTATACAATTCCAATAAGTATCATACCATTTGTTATAATTAAATTGATTTTCATTTTTATATGGTGATAAATTAGTTAATCCAATAATCAAATTTTTATTGATATAAAAATCTGAATGTTTAGCAAAATTAATTTTATTTTTTGGATTAAATGTATTTATAGCTTCATATAATCCATCTAATGCATATTTTCCAAGTTCTTTTCTAGGTATAAAATTTGTTAAATCATTATTTAAAATTTTTAATTTTTTGGCTTTTAAATAAGATCTAAATTTATAATCATTAAAAATATGTATTTTAATTTTACTTTTTTCTTCAAAACTAATATTTTTATCACTTAATTTTTTTCTTAACTGTGTCCAACTATAAGTGGTTAAATACTTTTTATAACAATAAATTATTCCAATTAATTTTAAAATCAATGATAATCTTAATATACTCATTAAAATGTCTTCATTTAGTTAAAATTATTTTAATTCAATTTTTTGTAAATGTATATATATGGATATTATTACAAAAATTCTAAAAAAATATATTTTACACTTTTTTCTCATTAAAAAATGTTCAATACAGTTTATAAAATAACTTAAAAAATAGATGGATAACTATTTTATTATGTCTAAATTTATAAAATTAACAAATCTAATAATAAATATAAATTACATACGTTCAATAGTTATAAAGCCAAATAAATATTATATTAATGTTGCGAGTAACAATTTTGATGGGTCAAACTGGAATATTTCTGGATTTGGAATGGGTACTATTTCTTCATATAATTATGAAATTGAACTATGTGAAACTAAACATTCTAGTGATTACAAAATAGTTTCTGATTGGATTAATAATCAATAGTGGGTATTTTAAATGATAATAAAAAATATATCCTAAAATAAATAAAAATCTAATTGTTTTCAGAATAATTAAAATCGTTTTTATTAGTTCCTATATGTATTTCATAAATTTTTAATTTAATTCCATAACCACTATTATTATACCAAATAGATGTTGGTAATAATACAAGTCGAAAATTACAATTTTTTCTTATTAAATTTTTAATATCATTAGCAGTATTAATATTATCAATCTTTTTTTTATAAAATGTATTTGGTTTATTTGGATATGAAAATGTATTATAAATATTTATTGATATTTTTTTCGTATTGTCTTCTTTTTTATATTGTAATTTAGCCTTAATCCATTTATTATTTTCATTATATGATGACCAATATTTACCATTATAATTTTTTGGTAAATATTTGTTTTTAAATTCATCAGACATAAAATATGTATCTAAATCTTTTAATCTATTTATAAAATCTAAATTTGAATCATCATCTTCATTTATATCAATTCTAAATTCATTAGGATATTCTAAAACGTTTCCTTCAAAATTATTTGTTACTATACCACTAAAATTATTTACTTTTTTTACCCAAGGTGTTAATACAAAAAGTAACTCTTTTTTATTTTTTTTAATTGACAAATATTTTATAAATTTATCATTATCATCAGATATAGCTTTAATAAATAATTTATCAGGGGTTAAATCTGTATAACTACATACATCAATATTCATAAAATTTTAATATCATTAAGTAATATTAGTTTTTTTCATTTTTTTTATATAGTAATATAATGGAAAATAAGAATTACACTTTTCCTTTTGATACATGTGAAAAACCTAATAAAAATGGTATTGCACAACCATATTCTGTTTTTTTAAATCTTTTAATATGTACTATGATAGCTACTTTTTTACAAAAAGCAAAAAGTGTTCAATCTAAAATATTATTAATTACAATATTAATATTTGAGTTATTTCATGCATATTCACATTATAAACATGTATCTGGATCAATTCAAATTAATATTACACACTTGTTAGCATATTTTATGAATTTTGCTTTTTTATTTTTGTTTTATAAAAGTACTAATCATTTTCCAAATGATTGTTTTTTATTATGGTTATTATTTTTAGTATTCCTTGATTTATATTTAGTTTATAATTATTCGTTTATTTATTATTTAATTAGCATGTCATTAATATATATATCATTACTATGTTACTATTATAGTTACTTTTCAGAAGAAATTAAAAATAAAATTTATTATATTATATTTATGATAATTTTAATAATTTTATTATTTATAAATGAAAAAAAAAATTGTAAAAAAAATTTAGAAAAATATCCTGATTTTCCATTTCATGTAGTCATTGAATTTAATGGTTTAATATTATTTTATATAATTTGTGATACTTTTTATAAATTATAATTTTTAATCATTAATACTACCACCTATATTTATATCTGGTATTAAATTTATTAATGAATTTATAATCAAGAATAAAGGAATAATAAATGGAATTAAAAATAAAAAGAATAAAAATGTAAGTGTATTAGAAAAGTTTGTAAAAGGAAAATATTTTTTAATATTTGGTAAAATATATGTTTTGATTATTCCCATAGCACTTAAATTTTCTATTTTTGAAAAAAGTTCAACAACTTTTTCTGATAATTTAGCAAAAATATTTAATGCATCTAATTGATTTTGAAGCATAATTATTGCAGAAGAAATACTATTTTGAATTGTTTCTATAGCTAATTTTATACCATTATTAATATTTACAATAGATGTATTTATAGAATTTCCAATTATTTTAAATGAATTATTTAATTGAGGTATTAAATTTTTATTAATTTGATTAATTAATAAACTACATATGTCTATAGTAACACTTCCTATTTTTTCTTTTATTAAGTTAGGAATACTAATGTCACATGATATATTAATAGGATATAATTGTGGAAGTGTAGCATTATTAATATTAGAATTTAAAGTTGGTATAGTTAATTTATTAACACTAGGAATATTAGATTTTGTTATATCATTCACACTAGTTATTGCTTTATTAATATCTTCTACTATTCCATTAACTAAACTATTTACATCATTAATTGATTTATTCATTGGTACTACAGTATTATTAAGTTGTCCTACAAAACTATTAATTTGTGTTTGTAAATCATATAATGATTTATTTAAAGGTGCAATTCCACCTTCATTTACTGTAGGCGTAACTCCTGTTTTACAAATATCTACACTAGGTATTTGATCAAAATTAATTGAACATGCTATATCAGTTATAATTGGAATATTTATTGAAGATATATTAGGAATCTCTAAAGATGAAATTTTTTCTAAAGCATCAGTTAATGTTTTTTTTGCTTTAATAATTGTTTCATAAGCTTCGTCAAATGTACCATTTAGTTTCCCAAATTGATCATTAACTTTAATATAAGAAGAATTAACATCATACATAATTTCTTTTTGTAAATTATAAGCATCACATGTATTAGTTCCAATTCCAGTACCACTAATACATCTTGTAAATATACCAGGTTCTTCACATGTTAAACATAATATTGGTATTTTTACTATAAAAGAATAAAAGAGGAATCCTATTATTAAAATAAAAAAAAAAATTTTTATTACAGATTTTATATCCATTATATTGTTTTATAAAAATAAAAATATTATACTTAATATTGGACTAACAAATATGCTAAAAAATATAAAATAAATTACATAATTAGTATAATTTGTTACCTCACTTATTTTATCAGGGGGTATATTTGATAAAATACTTAAAGATATTATTGTTTTTAATGTATCAAAAAATGTATTTGTTTTTATCAAAGTTTGTAAAAATGATAAAACTTTATTTATTTTTTTTGTTGAATTATTTATAGCATCTATACTAGTATTTATTCCTTCAACACTTATTTGTACTACATCATCAAATACTCTAGTTGAATTTAAAATACCTGCATTTATATCCATACTTGATATATTTAATTTATTAATATTTTTTTTTACTGAAGAGTTTAAAGTTGGTATAATATTATTATTTATTAATTGTGAAGATTGATTACATATATCAACTGTTATATCATTTACATTTGGTATATTAAATGTTGGTATATTAATACTTGTCATTATAGTTAGATTATATTTTATAAATTTAGATAATAAAAATATTATTAGTTTATATTTTTAATACTACCACTTATTTTATATAAAATAACATATCTAAAATAGATAGACTTGTTGATAGATATTTTGAAATAAAATTTGGATAAAATATATTGTTAGTATTAGAAACATTTTCTATATATAGACCATTATAATATACATAATTTTTTTCTTCATTTATATAATATCTTTTTTTTACATATCTACATTCATAATAATAGCCTTCATCATGGTAAGGATATTCTTCATGAATTAAATCATCCAAATTAATTTTAATAATTTTTTTACAATTTATGTAATTCATATAATCAATAGTAATTTTATTATCAATTTTATAGTAATTATTTAGAACATAATATTTATCATTATAAGTTGTATAAGTAATTAGTACTAATGTATGTATGGCTTTATTAGATTTTTTATAAAAATCTGTTCTAATTGTAGTACCAACAAATATATCATTATTTTTTTTTTTTTGCATTAAATATTTAATAATATTTGCAGAAACTTCAATAGAAAATTCGTATGTGTATATTTTCTTGTCGCGATTATAAATATTTGCATTAAAATATTTTATCCATTCTTTTACTTGATTTATAGAATTCATTGTATATAAATAATTATAAAATATTTATAATTATTTATAACTCATCATCACTAGAAGACATATAATTAAAATTTTCATCAATTAAAGGGGGTTCTTCACTATCAGTTTCTATTTCACATTGTTTATTATCTAATGGCTGTATCAATTTCCAAGTTTCTAAAATTATATCTTTAAAATTATAGCTCATATCATTGATACAATTAAAAAAAGCTTTTTTATTTTTAGCTTCGTGAAATTTATTTTGATTATTTAAAATATCTTTTATTTTTTGTTGATGTTCTAGTGGTATATTATCACGAAATGATTCGTCAAATTCAATCATCAATGAAATATTATTAATAAATCTTAATGAACTATCTAATACTTCATTAATAAAATCAACTTTATTAATTTTTTCAGGTTTTTGTGTTTTATGATTAATTCTAGTAAAATGTTTTCCTTCAAGTGTTGTTGTACAGAAAGAATGATTTTCAGGAAATTTTTTATTAAAATTAACTTTTTTAATGCAAGTGATTGGCATATTATTACCATCTTTTGTAATTGATAATATATCTTTTAAACTTAAACCGTCTAATGTTTCTTTACCAACTTGATTTATAATTATTTGATTATTATTTATAATTCCATTATTTATATTTTGTATATTATTTATAATTTGACTTTTTAATAATTCATTTTCATTTTTAATATTTGTTATTTCTAAAATAATTTTATTTTTACAAATCTTTTCATGTTTAGATTTATTACTCCTGTCATTAAATTGTTTATTGCAAAATTTACATTGTGGTAGCTTATACAGTTTTTTATCAAGTACCTCAAAAGTACCACAAACTACCTCATTATTTTGAACAAAACTACCTCTTTCCACCACATGTTCATTATGAAATTTTTTGTTGTGATTACATAAGCTACTTGAACTAGCATAATTCTTATTACAATAATTACATCTAAAAATGAGTTTTTGATTCACTTTTTTATCCATAATATATATATTTAGATTTTATTCTTAAATGATTTTTAAAAGTGAAAAAAGTGAATTCACTTTTTTTCACTTTCATTTTTTTTTTTTTTTAAAAAAAATTATAACTTTACAAAAAATTTTTTAATTATTATCTTTTTGTTTACTATATCTTAATTTTAAGTTCAGATTATAATTTTTCATTTAAGGTATCCAAAAATAAATTTAGATATGTTATATTAGCAACTAAACTTCCACCAGGTCTTGGATTAATTTCAAATATAATTATTTTTCATTATAATATATTTTATCATCAATGTTATAATAAACTGTTGGAGGTGTATTATCAGGGAAAAAAATTTAACATATATTTTCTTATTTAATATTTCAATATTTTCAAGATTATTAATGAAAACATTATTTAAATGATTATTATATAATCTTTAACACAAATTGTAATTAATTTAGAATTTATGTATAAAATTATATTTTTTTGTTAGTAAAAAATGATATTTCCAATCACGAAAAGGAAATGAAGGAATTATTAATTGCATTATATATAATATTATAAATTAAATTTACATAAAGGACAACATTTTTTTATATTTATCCATTGAGTTATACAGTTTTTATGATACTGGTGGTTACAAATAGTTTGAATAACATCTGGTTCTTGATTAAGATTAAGGAAACATATTACACAAATATCATCCTTAATATTTTCTTCAGATACAGAAATAAGAAGGACTGAATTATTCAGTTCTTGATTATCATTTTCACTATTATAATCATCATTGTCACTATTATAATCATCATTGTCACTATTATAATCATCATTGTAATCGTGATCATGATTTGGTTCATAAATAATTAAAGGGGGACAAATTAATTCAAAGAAAGAAGGTATATCATCTTCTAAAATTGGATTATTTTGGATATGTTGATTTAATTGTATAATATATTGAGATAACTGATCTGGTAAAATTCCATCTGGATATTCTTTTAATGATTCTGATAAATTGCGAATTAATGTTACGCATTCTATTTGATTAGGATTATTTGAAAGAAGCATCATAGATAAAGTTCTAGATGGTATATTTAATAATGTTGCAGCGTTTATTAAGTTTTTATCTAAATTTACTGTAGCATCAGCTATTTCACTTAATGTTTCACCAAATGTATCAATTGGTGTACTAGTTGAAATTATTCTTTTATTTCTTCTTGGAAATGACATAAATATTAATACACAAATTTACAATAAAAAAATTTCAATTTTTTGGTTGGTTCAGTTTTCTTCTGAGATAACATCATCAGATACTGGTTCATCAAAGATGTACTCTGCAAAGATACCTGAAACAAGAGCACTTAGCTTGCGCCTAATTGGATAAGAAAACTCACCATCACAGAAATCAAGGATCATCTGATAGGTATTGAGTTGTCTCTCTTCTTCTGCACGCCGCTCTTCTTCCTGGAGTCTGAGCATTTCCTGTGCTCTATTCTCCTCAAAAGCTTTACGTGCTGCTTCTCGTTGTAGCTTCAAATCCTCGAATGAGATCTCTGACGCAGCATTAACTGTATCAAAGATACTATCAAGCATCTTAGCATTAAATCCAGAAACCATGATTATACCATTCTCTGAAGGTTCTGCAGGTAGGGTCTCAGTGTGAACACCATTCACATTCCAAAACCCAGCAAGAGTACCTGGAAGCTTTTGCTTACAATACTCACCAGCAGTGAATCTTCTATCAGTAGTGATTTCATCAAACTGTGTATCAGTAATGAATAGAATCATATCTAGCTTGAAATCTTGATTTCTCATTAGTTGAGAGACTAGATCAATTGTAAGTTTGATGTCTGTATTCGCAACAATTTCATTTTTGTTGAAGAAATCGATATAATTAAATAGTTTTGGATTTCCTCCATTGATCCTCGAAAGATCAAAAACATTTGGTCTATTTGAAAATGCGATACACTTATGACGAAGTGCAGGTGGAAGTAAAGAAGAAAATATTGCAGTCAAACCAATTGCAACATCGCGCGGAGCTACATCACTATTAGAATTCTTTGTATGCATTGACCCAGAAGTATCAATAACAACAAGAACATTTTTCTCTGCTAGTAACTTAAACTTATCCAAAATTGCAAAAAACTGAGCTTCAATCATTGGATCTTCAATCATTGGATTTTTTTCGCCATAATTTTGAGGATTTTTCTTGAGATACTGTTGAACCAATTGGTGAACATACACAGTATCTCCACCATGAACCTTAGGTGCAGTTTCCTCATAGTTCTTGGTTTCATCCTCAATCTGTGTTCTGATTAATGCTTTCGCTTCATCAGAGAGATTACTTGACGCAAGTTGGTTACGAAGTTCGTCCATCTTCAGCTGATGTGCTCGACGCGCTTCCATAACTTGTATGGCATGAAGATTAAAGTTCTCAGCACACTTGATTCTCTTCGGATTATCAGTACGTTGATTCTCTCCTTTCTTACTTCTTAGTGAAGCAACATTTGTCAGTGCACGACTTAGATTCTTTCTGGCAACACCAGGAACCCTTTCAGGGTTAATCTTATCTGCATTATCTGAACAAAGGAAAGATTCAACCATATGAATCTTACTTCGATTACTTCTTAGAAGAATGCGAACTGACTTGAGTAAACGATGCCACCTCCATTGAATAGGAGATCTGTCGGTTACTTCATGATCATGAAAATTCGTATCCTGAGTAATATTTGGAAATAGAAGTTGTCCAATTTTTACTCGAGCATCGCAATCATTCTTTTCCTTAGGAAAATACTTCCAAGCACCAATAGTCTCTTTGGAGAAAACATTTGACTTGATAGTATCTGCCCATTTCTGGTTGATGAATTCAAGAATAAACATCTTTATCTCATTAGAAACAAGATTAAATTCATTCTTTTCTAGACCACAACGAATGTCGTTTAGATCATTCCATCTACCATAATGGGTTGCCCATAGATCAAGCATGACTTCGATTACACGTGTGTCATTGATCAATGGTAGTGCGGTCATAAGAGCAGTCATAGATTCAAAACGACGACCTTGTCCACCGTTTCTAATATCTCGAAGTCTTGCGACCAAAACAAGAAGTCGTGCAAGCTGTTCAGGCTTATCCAAATTCTCATTAATAGCCTTAGTAATAAGGCTTACAATTCTTTCTTTGCCAGTACCAGCCATTAATAGCCAAATACCAACCCATTTACTCACTGAATCAGAGTTTACAGCGAGTGCACCATTTTCAGTCTTAGTAGTAAAATCTGACATAAAAATATATGAATGTATCATATAAAAAAAAAAAATCAATTTTTTTTATACAAAAATTGGTTAAGATAAAAAAATGTAAATATAATCGATAATAAACGATATAATCCATAATAAGTAATAAAAGAAAATATTGATTAAAGTGTAGGTTTAGTGTAGGTTTAGTGTAGGTTTAGTTTATGTTTAGTGTAGGTTTATGATTATAATTTGAAATTTCTTATTATGATACAAGAAACAACGGATGGATACAAGAAACAACGGATGGATA